CCCAGTACCGCTTCTTGTTGGTAATTATGTTCATTCTTACTTTGAGAGTGCTAAAAGCCATCAAGATTTTATCGAGGAGAACAAAAAAGCACTTATGACTCGACCAACTAAGGCCAACCCAAATGGTCATCTTAGAGCTGAATTCAAGGTTGCTAATAACATGATTCAGGCGCTACAGGCCGATGATATGTTCAATTACTTTTACGCACCCGGTAAAAAAGAAGTAATTGTTACCGGTGAGATTGACGGCTATAAATGGAAAGGTAAGATTGACAGTCTAATGCTTGATAAAGGCTATTTCTGTGACTTAAAGACCGTTGATGATATTCACAAATTTCATTACAACCGTGATGTAGCAGCCCCAAACTTTGTTTATGACCGTGAGTACGATCTTCAAATGGCTGTTTATAAGGAATTAATTAAGCAGACTTTTGGTGTGGAATGTAATCCGTATATCTTTGCAGTTAGTAAGCAAACACCCCCAGATCATGATGCATTTAAATTTGAGAGTATGGCTGATAAGTATGCCATGGAAGATGACATACGAAAGGTTAAAGAACTGCAACCACATTTCTGGAAAGTTATGACTGGCGAAGAAAGACCAATTACTTGTGGTAAGTGTGATTACTGCCGTGAGACAAAGCAATTAACAGGATTTACTAATGCAAGTGAAATTGAGGTGTAACGATGGCAATAATAAGACAAAAGCGAAAAAAAAATTTCTCAATTGTTGACAATAAGATAATTGAAGATGAACGACTTTCTTTTAAAGCCAGGGGATTGTTAATATATATGCTTTCTAAGCCTGATGATTGGAAATTTTATACCGATGAGTTAGCAAAAAGAAGCAGTAAGGATGGTGTTTCTGCGATTAAGTCTGCATTGAATGAAATTGAAAACGCCGGATATTTAACGCGCAAGCAAGACCATAAAAAGAATGGTCAATTTGCAAGCCAAGACTGGCTGCTTACTGATGTATCAATGATTTCACCGCAAGCAGAAAAACCGCTAGCGGAAAAACCGCTAGCGGGTAAACCGCAAGCGGATAATCGCATACTACCTAATACTGACTTTAAACCTAATACTGATCACACTAATAAAGATGATGATGATCAACCAGTCGAGGATGCATTTAATCTTGCCCAAATGGCAGGAATAAATGTTAACAGCGGATTGAATCTACCAGTTTTTACAGACTACATTAATCGACTTGGTAATGACTTAGTTTGCTACGCAATCAAGCGGACCAATGAGCTTGCTAGTCATCCTAGCTGGTCATACTTGAAAACAGTATTGAAATCACTAGAAGATAATCACGTCAAAACAGTAGAACAGGCAGAAGAATTATCAAAGAAGTATGGGCAAAGACGAAGAGCTAGTTCATCACGGAAAAAGCCATCTGGGAATCCCCAATATCACTTTACTACTCATGATTTACCAGAGGGGATGACCCAGTCTGAGGCAATAGCTAAGGAACTGGCAGAAGTTGAAGCGGAAGAAGGTGCTAACTGATGGCGTTTCAAGCAATAGGCGATATTTTACGAAGCCCTAATATGCTGGAAATATTTAGAGAACATGGGGTAGACGTCGATCACCCGGAACTATGTGCTTTGCAGGCGAAAATTTATCGGTCAAAGACTGCTAAAGAAATTCAAATTGCCGGTGGTGGCGCCAAGTACATCATGTTTGACAGTCTATGCTTGTGGGAAGGTAAAAAGAAGCTGTCAGCAACTTTTGATAAATGGCAACCCGACTTACAGCAAAACGATAAGATTGCACGTAATCTCAAAGGCAATGTAGTTAATCTCGCAAAGGTTATGAACAATCACCCGAAAAAACTAGTGTTATTTGGGCCACCGGGAACAGGAAAGACAATGATGTCACTAGCACTGATGAATTATCTTAGAGCAAATGAGAAAACAACCATGTTTGTTTCGTCAACCGAATTAGTTTCGCTGTTCTGGAAGTCATATAAATACAAAGACGCCCAAGACCGTAAGGAAAAAGTCTTGGACGCTATGGAAAGTGTCGACGTCTTGGTGATTGATGACCTTGGAACAGAAGGCGGTGTTAACTCTGACAAGCCTGTGCAAAAGGACGTTCAACAGGCAATTAATCAAATAGCAACCGCCAGATATGACACAAACAGTAACAAGGTTCTCAAATCAACAATCGTCACAACTAATAATACACCAGACGAACTAAGTTTGATATATGGAGGTAAGACGGTTAGTCGCCTGTTACCACATAATCCAATGTACCAATTCAATTTTTCAGAGCTAAATGATATACGGGAATAAGGGGTAAAAATGGAAAAAAGTAAATTTAATATTAATGAAATTGAAAATGTCAGTGCTGAGATAAAGGAACTATATGAATTAAATGAAACATTAGATGAATTATTTTCTAGGATGACGTCATTAATCGAATCGAAAAAATGGGAAGAGCTGACTAATCATGAAATTAATCTTACGGCATATGGGCTACATCATGATGTTGGTAAATTTATTACATTGTTTGATGTTATCAGGAAAAAATTGCTAGAAAATGGACAAATTTTGGATGAACAGGTAGCAAATTATTACGATCCAAATTGCGAAGGAAAAAAGTGATGGATAGTGTACTATATGCGTTTCTGTGGTTTGCGATTACGTTGATCGTGATTGTGACCATGCAAATAGCAGGAGGCTGGACGTTGATACCGAGTGGATTAATTGTCGTATTAGCGTTTATTGCCGGAAAGATGCATGAGGGGTGGTAAGAATGATATATCCGAAGATGATTAGAGGTTACAAAGCCACTTCTCACAAGATCGTGAAAAATATTGACGGCGAGTGGTATGAATCTCGACCAACTAAGGAAATTTGGCCGGCAGGCAGTGATGAGCCTGACGTAAACGGTGAGTGCTATGGCAGTTACTATTGCGCATATCGCTGGTTTCCGGTGGGTAAAGATTATCCAAAAGGTGAATGGTACGAAATCAAGCCTAATCTTTATGGCTGGGAGATAGACTTAATACCGGGAAATAAGCCTTTGAGCGCCTACTATTGGCACTTTGGAGAATCACATCCAACATTCCACGAATACAAGCATGTTGACGGTATTCTAAAACACGTTAAGTCAACATATGAAGAACTGCCATTTTAGGAGGCTGAAGAACAGTGAATGTAATCGAAGAAATCCAAGATTATCTTAAGAATATAAATAAGTCTGAAAATGATATTTTGTGGATTGAATCTAAGGATGGCGTACTTGCTATGGATTGGAATAAATTCAAGTCAAAGTTCGCAAACGTTGACTATGACGATGGATTCGGCACACCACAAATAGCTTCTGACCTTGTAGTTGTTTTTACCGATAACTCTTGGTTGGAACGAGAAGAATACGACGGTGCGGAAAACTGGGACTTTAAGCAATTGCCAACACTAAAAAAGAAACAAGATTATAACTATATCGACTGTGATTCCAGGGACTTAATTGGCTGGGAAACACTCCAAGAATTAAACGAGGAGGAAGAATGGGCATTTACGATTTACCAGCTATCACGGTAACTGGCGCAATTGGATTTGTGCTGGGAGTAGTAACGACGATTAAAGTAGACAGCACGCACGAGAGGATTAAGAAGTGAATCACTTTGGCAGGAAAGTACACTACAAAGACTGGAATTTTGATTCAGTGAAGGAGCGTGACTTCTTTATCCGTTTCATTGAGAACAGCGGTAAACGATACGAGATTCATCGTAGCTATAAAGTAGTTACCAAGTTCCCCCTGGGTGGATATAACAAACATGGAATTACATATACACCTGACTTTGTAGTATATGGCGCTGACGGCTCGATACAGCACGTTTACGATGTGAAGAGTGGTGTTAATCAACGAGCAGTTGATGCGGCCACTAAGATACGTTTTACGCTATTTGAGTTAAAAACAGGTATTCCGGTTGAAGTTGTTGTTCCACGTAAACATGACTTCAAGATGAAACTGTATGGCTTTACCACTAATTTCCAAGAAGCGCATACCAGAAAGAAGCGCAATGGGAAGGTAGTCACGGACTATTACAACGTGTATAAGAGCATTGATTATGATGTACACGACCTAATCGGATTTTAGGAGGATTCATGAAATCGAAGAATGAATTGAAAAGGGAGCGTCAAGATGGATTACATTACGCCAATGCTAAGTGAAGCACTTAATAATATTGACGACTGGGGCAGTACGAATGACAGAATAGACCGTCTTTTATCACCCAATGATTGGCGGTTGCAAGAGATTATTAAATTCAGAAAGCGGATAGCCTTAGCAGAGAAATTACGAGAACAGCATGATATAGCAGCTATTCGACAGGAATTAGCTAAACGCAAGCTCACGGATAAGCAATATCAAACAGAGTTCTTGTATCAGCACGGTTTATCTGCTGGAAAGATAACGAGAATTATCGATATTGCTAGAAGCACCGCCGATAAGATTATTCATGATTACCGAGATCGTCATTATGGCGACAAACGAAAAGTAATGGGAATAACTGACGCTTTGGCACTAATGAGAGCTGAATAAGAAAGGCGCTCACGTGGAGCGCCCTTGAGATATAAATTAAAACAAATCAATTATATCACAAGGGGGAGAAATGCAGTGGGGTTAGTTCCGAATACTAATAGAAAAGCAACCATTAGGAATGTCCGCCGATTCTTCTTTGAAGATGAGAACCATGACAGCCCATACCAAAAAATATGTCGAAATGCTTTATCAGATGGTGTTAAGAGCCCCCTCATGGATCTTACTGGTATTCGAGGATCGGGTCGAGGTAATGCAGTGCAAAGCATGATGACTTATTACGCAGAGTGTACTAAGGCTAAAGAGGCAGTTGCTGTTTCAATTAAATCTTGTAAAGCAATCAGTCGTGATATTCTAAATTTACGGTATGTTGGTGGCTTGTTTGTCTGGCAAGTCAAAGAAAGAATGAACAGGAATTATGGCAATACGACATACAGTGAGGCTGATCAACAAGCTTGTGTAGAATTTGCGGAAGCCTGTGACAAGATAGCTATTAGAATGAATGTTGATCCGGATGTTCTACCGATATTCGAAGAATTAAATGAAAAATAGGAACAAAACAGGAGCAAAACGGGAGTAAAATAGGAGATAATCAGGAGCATCTCGGGAGCACTTTTAGTGTATTATGATATTGTCGAAAAATAACGATAACCCTACTTCATTGACCCGAGTATGTCGTTAAACTGCTCAAAATAAAGAGTGACTGAGTTGCGTATACTCACAACATACCGCAATCAGGATCTCTCTATTAGATTAAGTGTGTGGAACGGTAACCAAGCCGGAGATGGATGCAAGTTCCATAATCCACGTTGAGACTAGCAATATAGACTTGTGTTTTGGTGAAACCTTGGTTCTTGAAATGAATGTCAAATGAATTACTCCTTTCTAAATAAGAGATTATTTACAGTAATAAATAGCCGACTCTGCTAGTCTCACGGTAGCCGTGCTGTTATCAGCAAAAGAGTGCGTAATCTAACTCAACGGCTAGAAGATTACAACTATTCAGAACACTAACGTCCGTTACAGGAGTAGGCGGAAAACTACGACCGGGTGCGGGAGTTAATTAGTTCTGATTATGTGAGCATTTGGAACAGGTGAGAGGGTCGTAAGTTCGAATAAATCCCATTCGATACCTGCCGGAGTTCGATTCCCGGTGTTCATTTTGGAAGGCAATATATATTTGGAGGTGAAGCTAGCACCTCGCTTGTCTTATGCCTTCCATATTGAAGCACAATCAATTAAAGGAGATGTTAAGCCTCCTCTTTTAATGTTTAACGGTGCTTCAAGCAGAGAGATAGAGATGACACTCAATTCAATTTAAAGGAGTTGATAGTCACCTGCTTTTCACAAACTCTCTGTCGCTAACGTTCTCTGGCGAGAGCACAGGTGGAAATTTTATGCGATTCAACGGAAATCTGCGCATGAAGTTCGGTTCGATTCCGGCTCTTAGCATAGTAAGCAATCAGATCAATTAAAGGAGTTGAAAAGCTCCTCCTTATTATAAAAAGCGAAAAGTGCCAGGAATTTGATAAACAATTTAATTCCTTGAGAGGACATACTAATTTCTTGGAGGAACATCATGATGGAAAGATTTACTAAATTTTTATCATTTCTTTGTTTTTATCTTTGGATAGTTATTGTTGCTTCAACATTAATTATTAATTGTATTAAATAACAAGTCAGCCTAGCGCTGGCTTGTTTGGTTGGAGGAAAAATGTATCAAACTAAACGATTCGGCTTGGTGGCTAGTAAGCAAGAGTACATGATGCTGTGCCAAGCTGACAGACATATGAAGCAAAAGAAAAAGCTGACAGGTCAACACTTGCCAGCTTTTAAAGTACATAAAAATAAATAAGATTCTTTCAATTTTCTGTTGTTATCTATACGTTAATAATGTATAATATAAATGTAGTCAAGTAAGGGACGCCTGAAAGACTACAGCGTTCCGGAAGTGATTCCCTGAATCCGGGAAGGGGATGATACTGATGGAAATAACAGTACTCCGGAAAGAGAGGCTGCCATGTTATCGCACTGACAATTTGGTTATTGTCGGTAGCCGCGATTAACTTCGCTAAGGCTTATGCGATAAAAAAAAGCTAATCGCAAATAACGGTTAGCAGGTTAGCTTTATTTCCGGAACGCAAGAAGTCAAGAGATGGAGCCTCTTGGCTTTTTGCATATTCAGTATACCATATTAATGTGAGAAGGTCGACATTATGGTTAGTGAATCGCAATTAAAAGCTAATAAGAAGTGGAACGATAAGAACAAGGATAAGCAACGAATATATCGTTATCGGTCTTATGCTCGTAAGTTTATCCGTGATTTGGCTGATGATGATGATTTGAAAGAACTACAAGAATTAATACGTAAACGATTGAATAATTAAGGCGATAGCTTAATGACTACCGTCTTTTATTTTACACAGAGAAAGGTGGTGTGGTGATATGCCATGAAATTGACAGCAAAACAACGATTGTTTGCCGATGAATATATTAAGAGTGGCAACGCCACACGATCTGCAATTAAGGCTGGATATGCCAATGAAGTATCAGGTAGAGAAAACCTACAAAAACCTACGGTAAAAGCCTATATTAACGCCAAAATGGGCGAGATTGAATCACACAAAATCGCAGACGCTAGAGAAGCTATGCAGGCCATCACTTCTATTGCTCGTGGCGAAACGACTGAAACACAAGCACAAATTAATCCTTTGTCTGGCCAATGGGAGAAAACTGAAGTGCCAGCTAACTTAAAGACAAGGCTTGCAGCATGGTGTGAAGTATTAAAGCGTTATCCATTGGCTGATGAATTAACAAAAGCTCAATTGCGTAAAGCCAATGCAGAAGCTGATATTGCCGAACGTAAAGCTGAACAATTAACAAATAATGTTGCTGATGATTTGACGATAAACATAGTTAGAAATGATAGGAGCGTAAGCGATGAAAAAGCAAATAACGATTAATGCTGATGACATGGTATGCCCTCATTTCGACCGTGTGTTGTTCTCTCATTCTTTGAATAAAGTTTTGAAGGGCGGACGTGGTTCTACTAAGTCGTCTGTTATCAGTCTCCAATTAGTGATGGACTTCTTGCAAGACTCGCATGCTAATGTGTTAGTCATGCGTAAAGTTGCTAATACGATTGAATTGTCAGTTTACGAGCAAATTAAGTGGGCTATTTACATGCTACATGTAGATAGTCTTTTTGAGTTCAAAAAGTCACCATATCGAATTGTTGATAAACGTAACGGGACAGCTTTTTATTTTAGCGGTGTTGATGATCCACAAAAACTGAAATCAATGATAATAGCACAAGGTTATGTACGTTATCTTTGGTTTGAAGAATTGGCTGAGTTTGATTCTTGGCAAGAAGTAGACATGGTGCGTGCTTCATTTACTCGTAAGCGTTTGCCACCAGGCGCTCACGTTGTTACATATTACAGTTATAATCCACCTAAGAACCCATACGAATGGATCAATAAATGGGTTACACAACAAGAAAAATTACCCGGCTGGTATGTGGACCATTCAACATATGAAGATGTCACATTACCTAACATATTGTCACAAGATTATCTGGACGAAATTAATACAGTTAAGGCAAATGACTATGATTACTACCGATGGATGTATTTAGGTGAAGTCATTGGGCTGGGCAATAGTATTTACAACGCTGAACTATTCCACCCGTTGAAAGAGTTCCCGGACGATGACGACATCATGGAACTTTATACGGGGCAGGATAGCGGACAACAAGTTTCGGCTACAACAGAGCTATGTGTTGCTTTAACCCGTAAGAAGCGAGTGATTGTGTTAAATACGTACTACTATGATCCAGTTGGTAAGGCTCGCAAGAAAGCCCCATCTGATATTGCTAAGGATTTACACGATACCGAGCAACGTTGGATTGACAAATGGGGACGTCACTTCTACAAGCAATCAGCCGATAGTGCGACGAGTGATTTTGCCTTAGATCATGAAATGTACAAACAATACAATCAGCACTATCATCATGTAGCTAAAACGAAGAAAACAAAAATGATTGATAACGTCCAGAACCTTTTGGCAACTGGGCGTGTTTATTATCTTGATACTCCAGAAAATCAGATCTTCATTCGCCAACAGCGTGATTATCGGTGGGACGAGAACACACTTCAATCTGACCACCCAAAAGTGATTAAGGAAAATGATCATACAGTAGATGCATTTATGTATACTGTGTTAGATAATCTAAGAGATTTCGGTTTGAAGTATTAACAACAGTGATCATACCATATATTGTATGTTACAATATATGTGAGGTGATTACAGTGAGCGAAGTAACGTATAAGGATGGGTATGGTTTTATTGATGGCTACAAGTTTAGAAAAGATGATAAAACGGGATATTATCTTTCAACTAAAAAAATAGGTGTTTCTCGCATGAGACTGCATGTTTATGTTTGGCAAAAGCATAATGGGAAAATACCTGATGGTATGGAAATTAATCATATTGACGAAAACAAGGACAACAATGAAATTAATAACTTAGAATGCTTAACTAGAAAACAACATCTTGCTTATCATAAAGAACATGATTATAACAAAATGCTTCCTAAATGGAGAAAAAATCTTGATGAAAATGCTAGACCAGCCGCTGCACAGTGGCATCGCACTTTAGAGGGCAGACAAGTTAATTCTGATGCTCATCGTGGAAAGAAAATTAAGAAGCGATACATTAAACGTTGTAAAAACTGTGGAAAGGTTTATAGAGCAGCATTTAGCCGCTCAAAATTTTGCTCTCCAGCTTGTCAAAGTGCATTTAGAAAAAAGTCTGGTGTTGATGATGAGATTAGGCATTGTTTAGTTTGTGGAAAATCATTCAAAGTTAACAAATATTCAAAAAAAGATGTTTGTTCTGAAAAGTGCAGAAACAAAAAGCGTTTGATACAAAGCAAAATACAAACAAGAGGTACCACCAAGCTTAAGAGCGGTAAGTTTATAGGCCAAGTTTCATTTTGTGGGCATAAATATCACACATCGACATTCAAGAACGAAGATGACGCTCATAATGCGAGAAATGATTTAATCGTCAAACTACTAAAACAATAAATAAAAGGGTCGCTAATTAGCGGCTTTTTTCTTTAGGGAGGTGCTGCGATGTTTGAAGGTATTCGTAACTTATTTAGAAAGGCAGGTGCAAAGATTGGTATGAATGGTAGTTTAGTTGATGTTACAGATGATAACCGAGTGAATATGCCGATTAGTGAGTACAAACGGATTGCCAAGGACTTTCGTTTTTACCGTAATGATTATGACAGCATCACTGAACATGTTGGTAAAAATATTCATCGGCGAAAACTGCACACGGTCAATATGACGAAGACAGCGGCTAGACGTTTAGCTTCAATCGTCTTCAACCAAAAGGCTAAAGTCAGTTTCAGTGATGAAGCCGTTAACAATTACATTGATGAAGTGTTTACTGATAATGATTTCTATAATCAGTTTGAAACTAATCTTGAAAGGGGAATTGTTGCCGGTGGCTTTGCGATGCGTCCGTATGTAGACAATGGAAAGATTAAAATTTCCTGGATTCGTGCCGATCAATTCTACCCGTTGCGAAGTAATACGAACAACATTCCTGAATGTGCCATTGTTTCAAAGACTCAACAAATAGAAAACCATACTGTTATTTATTACTCACTACTAGAGTTTCACCAATGGGATGAACAAGGAAATTATGTGATTACTAATGAGCTGTATCGTTCAGATAACAAGTCAGTGATCGGCTATCGGGTACCGCTTGATCGTATTTACAAGGACCTACAAGACCAAACTAATTTTGGCCCGATGTATCGTCCTCTTTTTGCTTACTTTCATACGCCAGGAGCAAATAATATTAGTCTAGAAAGCCCTCTCGGTGTTGGTATTGTTGACAATGCACGCGGTGAATTAAAAGACATTAACATGATTAACGATGCAATGCAGCGAGAAATCCGTTATGGTAAGCGCCGAATTGTGGTACCAGAGCAAATGCTGAAGATTGACGAAGTACATGAGCCGTATTTTGATCCAGAAGATCCTACTTACATTGGATTCAACGGGGATGACTTAAAGATTACTGATGTAACTAGCAATATGCGGATTGAGCAGCTTAAATCAGCGATGGATTATGCTCTGCGCAAGTTTGAGGTACAAATTGGACTGAGTGCAGGAACATTTAGCTATGATGAGAGCGGACTTAAAACGGCCACTGAAGTTGTTTCTGATAATTCAATGACCTACCAGACCCGTTCAAGTTACTTAACAATGGTTGAAAAAGCAATTAAGGAATTGTGTACGTCAATTCTAGAATTAGCTAATTACAACGGCCTGTTTAAGTACAATGTGGCAAATAATGACCCCAAGTTCCATATTTATTTTGATGATGGCTTGTTTGTTGATAAGGATAAACAACTAGACGAAGACCTGAAGTCAACCGCTGCACTTGCAATGCCGAAAAAACAGTTCTTAATCCGCAACTATGGGCTGAGTGATGATGAAGCGGACGAATGGTTGCAACAAACCTATCAAGAACAACGGGAGCAAATGAATTTAACTTCAAGTTTGCAAGAAGAAACTACTAATCCTGATGGTGACGATGATGTAGGAGCTGATTAATCATGACCGCAAGGGATGACTTTCAAAAGTCAGCTGACAAGATCATTAACTTGTATAGCAATCTGCAAGAGCAAATCTTTAAGGTGATTATTGATACACTCAAAGATGGCGACTACAAGCATGTTGGTAAAGATGATGTTGTTACCTGGCAGGCTAAGCAATTAGCACAGTTAGGGAAGCTCAATCAACAGGCTATCAAGCTAATGTCAAAGGCAGATGGTCTTAGTGAGGACGCTATCAAGGACTTAATTAAGTTTCACGGTATCAAAATCATTAATGAAATTGATAATCAGTTACAAGATATGACTAATAGCCGCCAGTCGATTTCAGCCGATACACAAAATGCACTAGGAGCTATTGTGAGCCAAACTTGGACCGACTTGAACAATAATATTAATGAGTCGCTAATCAGTCGTAACTATGGAACTACGGCAACGACAAGGGTATATCGGCAGATACTTACCGAGTCAACAGTTGCGACTGTGTCAGGGCTAATGACCCATCAAAAGGCTGTTGAGAGTGCTGTATATCGTGCTGTTGATCGAGGATTGCCCACTAAACTAACTGATAAAGCGGGCCATAATTGGTCAATTGAAGGTTATGCCCGGATGGTGGTCAATACTACGGTAAATCGAACTTATAATGAGTTACGTTTACAGCGAATGAAAGACTTTGATATGCATTTAGCATTGATGAGTAGTCACCCGAACAGTCGCCCAGCTTGTGCGTACATTCAAGGTCATGTGGTTAATTTAGTACCGCCTGAAAGTCCTAATTATGATGACCGTTATGACAGCATCTATAATCACGGCTACGGGACGCCAGCAGGAACTCAAGGAATTAATTGTTCTCACGTATTGTTTCCATATGTACCAGGTATAAACGTCAACCATCAGCCTCAATATGACCCGAAAGAAGCAATTAAAAACGGTAAACTTGTTCAACAACAGCGGGCAAGAGAACGTGCTATTAGGGACGCTAAACGCCGCCTGGTAGCCGCTAAAGAGTTAGGTGATGAAGAACAAGTAAATCATGCTAAAACGCTCATACGGGCACGACAAGGGAATTTAAGACAGTATATTAAAGAAACTAATAGTAATCACGAAAAGCCAATTTTAGTTCGTGATTATTCAAGAGAAAAAATAATGAATTAACAATTTGACCTGAGTAAGTCGTAAAACTGCTCTTTTAGTATGCAATTTTTCAGAGTCGTTGCTCTGTACAAAAATATCGAATGGAGGAATTTGCATGAAACGAGACGAATTACGAGATATGGGATTATCTGATGAACAAGTAACTAAGGTAATGGGGGTTCATTCAGCAGAAATTAATGATCTACATTCACAGATGACAACCCTTACCGGTGAACGTGATCAATATAAGAATGAACTAGAAAGCAACAGTGCTAAGCTCAAAGACTTACAAAAGAATGCTAAGGATAACGAAGAGTTGCAAGGGCAACTTGATTCGTTACAAAAGCAATTTAAGCAGTCACAAGACGATAGTAAGCAAAAGATTGCTGATATTAAGCTTAACAGCGCTGTTGATGTTGCTATTGCTGGTTCTCATGCCCGCAATAGCAAAGCTGTTCGTGCATTGATTGATATGGATAAGGTCAAGATGGGTGATGACGGTAAACTTACCGGCTTAGATGACCAATTGACCGGCTTACAAGATAGCGACAGTTATTTGTTTGAAGAACAGCCCAAAGACACAAGTAATTCAACAGTTGGTGGGAATCCTAGCGGCGGCAGTGGCAATAATGACAACAGTCGTGATGCTTTTCGCCAAGCTCTAGGATTGAAGAGTGAATAGCAAGAAAGGATTGATGATTAGATGACTACATTTAATTACGTTGAAAAGGACGGCGCCATGCTGGACCAAAAGATTACTGAAGGATTGATGACCACAGCAATTGGTAATGCTGATGTTAGCCTTGTGACTGGTGGGAAGTCATTTACTTTGCGGACTATTAGCACTTCAGGCTTGAAGGCACATACTCGTGGTAAAGGATTCAACGAAGGAACTATTGAAGACTCTAAGAAAGTTTACACAATGGGCCAAGATCGGGACGTAGAGTTCTACATTGACAAACAGGATGTTGATGAAACCAATCAAGAATTGGCAATGGCTAACATCTCAAATACTTTCATCACCGAACACGTACAACCTGAATTGGACGCTTACCGGTTCTCTAAGATGGCTAAGGGTGCCCAAGATGCTGGTCAAGTTGATGCAACTAAACTTACTAAGAGCAACGTTTACGGCGCCATTAAAGATGCTATTATGCCATTGCGTAAGTACGGACCACAAAGTATCGTTGGCTTCGTATCTTCTGATACTATGAATAAGCTAGAACAATCGACTGAGTTTACCCGAACCATTACCAATCAAAACGTGGCTGGTACTGCCCTTAACTCCCGGATTGTTTCAATTGATGGTATTCAATTAATTGAAGTTTGGGACGGTGCCCGGTTTATGTCTGATTACGACTTCTCAGATGGCTTTAAGGCTACTGCTAACGCTCAAAACATTAACTTCATGTTCGTTTCCAAGCCTTCAATCATTCAAGTTGTAAAGGAAAACGCTGTTTACTTGTTCGCTCCTGGTGAACATACTGAAGGGGACGGCTACCTTTACCAAAACCGTCTGTACCACGACTTATTTATTCGTGAATCGCTAAAGGACGGTATTGTTGCGAACATGTCTAAGGCAAGCACTACAAATCCTACTCCGGGTTTACATAGCTAATAAGGTGATTTGATGACATGGGAACAACGATTAAGTAAGAGTGATTATATTGAGTTCGGGTATGTCAACGCTAAGGATAAAAGCGATGAAGATTTTAGCTCAATGGAAAAACAAGCCCAACGTCAAATTGAGGCTGCTACCAATTACTTCTACGATGACCATGATTTTAGTAATGACTGGCTTAAGCGCGTAGATGCTTATAAAGCAGCTATCTGTGAACAGGTCGATTTTATTCTAGAAACAGGTATTACTGCGTCTTACGACGGTGGAGACAACTTTAAGAATGTTTCAATTGGGCGCTTGTCGTTGTCACCATCGGTTAATCCCGTGGATACTACAGTCAATGGAGTATGCAAAGAAGCGTATCGAATTTTGGGACGTTACGGTTTACTTTATCGTGGGGTGAATGATTATGCTGCCAAGAATAAGTAAACGTCTGTGCAATCAATCAATCGTGCTTCAAATACCAACTGGTGAAGAAGATGACTATGGGAAGCAGAAAACAGTGGGCCAAACTTTGAACAACGTGTTGGTTCAACCACAGACGATTTATTCGGGATCGAATGATAATCGGACAATCACAGCCAATGCGATTGTCTTTTTATTTGCAAAGATTACTGATCCGTTGCCTAAGATTACGCCTGATTGGGTAGGCTATCACCTTACCTTTGAGGGACGCGATTACACGATTACTAACATTGTAGATAATCGGGAAAATTACAGTAACAAAGTGTATTCGTACGAGCTGGAGGTGCTGTGATGAGTACAAATATTAAAGTTGATTTATCTGGTCTTGATCGAAAACTAAGTGGTCATTCCTTACGTCGTGCACAATATATTTTGGTTAACCAGGTACTAAGTGATATGTATAAATTTGTTCCATACAAAAGTGGTAATTTAGCAAATGATACAGCGATTGGGATTGATGGTAAATCAATTATTTATACTGTTCCGTATGCTAAAGCTCAGTTTTATGGTTTTATAACGAACTATAAGACAGGCAAACAGTATCGGATTAGGAACTATACACAGTTAGAGGGACGAATGCCTTCACGACGCTGGGATCTAAGAGCTAAGTCACTATATGGCGATGTTTGGGAAAACAAAGTCAAGAAAAGCTTACTGGAGGGCATGTAATGGACCTAAAGGAAAGAATGCTAGAAACTATTAATTCGTTAGGATTGCCTCTTAAATGCTTACTAGGTTACTTAGATGGCAAGCACGACCCAGAACTACGCTTGCAAATGCTGCCTGGTTCTAACGTGATTGAAGTTGATTACGCTGGTAATAAGACCGAGCAGTATCTCATGGAAGTAGTCATGCGTGGTAGTGATGAGGGAACAATTAACCAAGTGCTGTGGCAAATTGCTAACGCACTTGGTGATAACGATTTTAGAGTCATCTCAAAGAATGGCTCTTTTGTTTTTAGCACCCTAGAAATTGCGTCATTTCCGCACCCGACAATGGCTGATACCGCTGGGACAGTAACATACGTTTTTGATTTTAAGATAACGGTTGATACTTTTGGAAAATAAGAAAGAAGGATATAAATTATGCCTGAAGGAAATACACCTACTACTGGTACAAGTCCATTAACTCAAGGAGCTACACCAACTCATATTGGAAAGTTCTTACTAAACTGGCAAAACAAAATTGAAATTGCTACCGATGGATTAGCACATGCTGATAGCATCGAACAAGCAACCTGGGCACGTTTAGCAGCCGGAATTAATAACTTAACACCTGCTGGAAACGATACCACTGTTAACGATGAATACTACGATGGTGAAGGGTTTGGTACTTCAGATGTTACAGCTAAACGTTACCAATTCACTGTTGCTGGTCATCGTGTGTACGGTGATAAGGCACAAGACTACATTGCCTCCAAGATGCTAGAAATTGGGGACAATCTTAAGACCTTGATGCGGGTTACCTTTGCCGATGGTTCACAAGTTTACGGCGTGGTTACCTTAACTAACATCGTTCCTGCCGGTGGTCAACCGGGAGCAAAGCAAACATTCAGCTTTGTAGCGGTATTTAACGGCAAACCTAAGTTTGTGCCAGCCCCAGCTTCACATAACTAATCAATTTAACAACAGAGACGAGTAAACGTGAGACGATGGGAGGATATATATAATGTCAGCAATCAATATGGATCTAGATAAGCAATTCAAATTTAACTTTAAACGTGACGTAATCATTGGTGGCAGGACATACCACGTAACGTTTAATGATGAAATGGATAATGCTTTGCGAAATCTTCAATTAGAAATTTCAGACTTTTATAATAAGCAAACTCAAATTTCAGAAAAATTTGAAGATGAAATGAATGTTGAGGAACGTAAGAACTATCTTGCAACTCAGCAAAAAGCCTTACTGAATGATGTGTTTGTTGCTCTTGATAGCATTTTAGGAGTTAAAGGCGCTGGGGAAAGCATCTACAACTATTACAATCATCAATCATATGCATTGTTTAAGACGATTAAAGTACTTCGTAATACTAAAGAAAAACTAGATGGTACTAACGAAGCTCGTCAACGTGAAAAGCATGAAGCCCGTGCAGCCCAATATACTGGCAAAAAGAAGCGGGTGAATGAACATGCTATCGCTAACAAGAAGCGAGGATCGCAAAAGTAATCCTACTGGTCTTAGCAATGAATTTAGCTATCAAGGTAAGTCCTATAAGTTAGACCTTTCTTTTGACACTGTGATTAGTTTTTACCAGTTATTAGATGATGACCACTTTACCGCTGAGGAGAAAGCATCAATTGCGTTTGAAATGTTCTTTGGCTTTGAACCCAAGAACCCTGATTTCACTATTTCGGCGTTTGAACAAATTAGTAGTTATCTGCGACAGCAGCCATACGGTAATGATGTTGAAGAAGACGTGGGAACAGATATGCAAGGTAATTCGATTTCTGCCGTTAAATACTATTCATTTACCCAAGATGCTGAAGCTATTTACTCAAGTTTCCGTGAACAATATGGAATCAATTTACTAAAAGAAAAGGGGAAAATGCATTGGGACGAGTTCAAGGCACTATTTGCTGGCCTTAGCGACAAAACCTACATGAGTAGGATTATTCAGATTAGAATGCGAGACACTAGTGAATTAAAGGGGCAAGAACTTACCGATGCACTTAATGCAAAGCAGTATTACGAACTTAACGAGAATAAGACAGAGGAAGCCCGTGAACAGCAATTCATGGGCTTTATAAATACCTTGAAGGCATGGGCACAGTCTTAACGAAAGGGGGAAATTAAAAATGGCAGCAGATGGAACAGTCAATATTGACGTTATTCTTAATGGGGAACAAGTCCAGCAAAAGGCCAACGATATTGACACCACGCTCAAAAACTTAGGCGAAGGTGCTGGCAATAAGGCTGAAAAGAGTATTGAAGATAACGCCAATAAATCGACTGAAAAAGTGAAAAATGCTCATGAAAAGATGAAGCAAGAAACTTCTGAACCAGTTACTCAAAAGGTTAAGTCAGATACTGATGAGGCGACTAAAAAGATTAATGAGTATAAGAAGCAAACTGTCGAGATCCCCAAGAGTGTTAAAACTAAGCTTATTGCTGAAGCTAAAGAACAGGGTATTGATAACTTTGATAAGCTGTTGAAGAAAATACCTAAAAAACAGCTTACTGAGTTGATTGCCAAAGCTCAAAAGGGCGAAGCAATTAATTATGAGGAATTGTTGCATAAAATTCCATCTCGGATAGTTACCGAGGCAAAGTTGAACAACAGAGCCTCTGAAGAATTGATTCAAGTTAAACATCAAGCAGACGAAACAGCATCGAGTTTTTCTCATCTGAAAGAGATCGTTGCTGGATCATTTCTTGGTGGTTTAGCTTCTCGTGGAATTGGGATGATCACTAGCTCTTTGGGTGGCTTGATCCAGGAAACCATGAGTGCATCTGACGCGATCTACAAGTTCAAATCTACTATGAAGCTTGGTGGATTTGGGGAAGAAGAAATCGCCAGGTCGACTAAAGAAATGAAGAAGTATGCTGATGAAACAGTGTACGATCTCGGCGATGTATCGAATACGACCGCTCAATTGGCTGCAAACGGAATTAAGAACTACATGGAGCTAACCGAGGCAGCTGGTAACTTGAATGCTCAAGCAGGTGGTACAGCAGAAACATTTAAGTCGGTTGCAATGGTAATGACTCAAACCGCTGGTGCTGGTAAGCTAACTACAGAAAACTGGAACCAGTTAACAGATGCTATCCCAGGAGCTTCAGGGGTACTTCAGAAGGCGATGAAGGAAAATGGTGCTTATACTGGAAATTTCCGAGATGCGATGGCTAACGGTCAAATTACTGCCGAAGAGTTCAATAAGGCTGTAACGCAATTGGGGATGAACAAAGGAGCAGTTGAAGCCGCCAAGTCTACTGAGACCTTCGAGGGAGCATTCGGAAACCTTCAGGCAAACGTTATTAGCGGTTTGAATGACATGGTGAATGCGATCGGAAAAAGGAGGATGACTGACGCAATTAATGCCGCCTCAAATGCTGTGGTAGGCTTGACTGGGTTCGTGCTGAAGATGTTTACCGTAATGTCTGAGCACAAGCAGATTGCGATCGCTTTGGGAAGTGTTTTGGCTGGAGCCTTTGCTACAAAGAGAATTTTGGAGTTCATCAGTGTTTTGGACCAAGCCAAGAAAGCAATGATGGAGTTTGGAATTGCTAGCCAATTAGCAGACAAATTCAAACTTCCGCAGGTTGGTTCTAGTGGTTTGCCGAGTACGGGAGTGATTCCTAACGCTACTGAACAGAATGCAGGAATAATGTCATTATTACGTCTTAATACTGCTCGCGGTGCGTTAGGAACGTTGAGGGCTAATAAAACAATTCCTATATTAAGCGCTGCTGCTGGTGTTGGTACCGAGTTACTATCAAATAACAATACCGGACAAAAAGTCGGTGGTTCGGTAGGCTCTATTGCTGGTACGGCATTAGGTGCTTTTGCTGGTTCATTTATGGGCCCAACTGGCACAATGGTTGGCTCTATGGCTGGTGAATGGTTAGGTAAAAAGATAGGTGAAGCGGCCGGTAATGCTGCTAATAAAGCACTAAAGGGTCATTCAATTGTTGCCCATACTAAGATTAAAGTTGATGCTGATACAGAAGGTACTTCTAAGGCGATCAGACCAGATCTGAATAAGATAACTCGTACTGTTATTAAAATGAGTGTTGACCCCAAGAGTATCGCTGATACAAAGCAGAAAACTGATAAGTTGTACAGCGACATGAGTCAGTCACTAAAGAAATACTATTCGGATAAAGAAGCCCGTTCTAAGAAGAACCTTGAACAGCTTGTTAAAGAAGGAGTTATTACTCAACAACAAGCCAATAAAAAGCTTCAAGCCGAAAAAAGAGCGGACGATGCCCGGATAAAGCAACAGCAAAAAACGATTAGTACCATGCAAAAAGATACTAACAATCATTACAAAAAGTTAGAGAATATCGAAAGTGGTGGTACTAAAAAACTTGAATCCATCGCCAAAAAGTATGGAACCGATTCGAAGAAATATAATCAAGAACGGATTCGTGAAATTCAAAAAGAAAATCAACGTTATATTAAGACCCTTGTTAGTGATCAAATGAAGGCTGATCGTAGTGTTCAAGCAAGCATTAAGAAAGGTGCTACTCAACAAGAAAAGATTTATAAAGATCTGATTAAGCGTAAGGGGAAGCTGAGTCAGCAGGATCTGAAGCAGACTCAACGAGATGCTAATAAGCAATATCAGGCAACCGTTCGTCCTGCTCAAAAGGCACGTGATGAGGTAATCAAAGCCGCTAACTCAAAGTACAAGTCAACTGTTAAGGCAGCTGAACATGAATATAAAGAAACCCATACTATTTCATCACGGCAATACAAAGAAATTGTTGAAAATGCCAAGGCACAACGTGACGGAACTGTTAAGGAAGCCGATCGTCAATACAAAGAGGTTACTAAAAAAGCATCTGATCAACACAAGAAAGTTTCTAGGGAAATCGAAGACCAGAAGAATGATGTCAATAAGTCTGCAATGGACGAAGCAACTGGTCACATTAGCGCCTCGCAAACCGAAATGCAGGGTGTTAACAGTAACTATTCTAGTGGATACAGTCGTGCTGGTGGTATTTGGAATAAGTTCTTGAATGGTGTTCGGTCAGTACTAAAGTTCTTTCAACAAAACACTAAAAATATGCCAAGTGTGCCGACTGGATATGCAACCGGTACTGGCGCATTGAAAGAAAACCAGCTTGCACTAGTTGGTGAAGAAGGTTTTGAACTTGCACACACTCCACGAGGATATGAAGTGCTTGGTGCAGATGGGCCAGAAGTGCGTTATTTATCGGCAGGCACTTCAATTCTTACTCATGCTCAGTCAACAGCCGCGATGGCTATGAATGGTGGCAAGTTACCAGGATATGCTAAGGGTACTGGTGCAAAGATCGAGGACTTCATCGACAGTGCCAAAGATGGCATGGAGGAAGTTTTTGATCTTATTGGTAAAGGTGCCAGTGAGATTTGGGATTGGTTAAAAGAAAAAACTGGTCTTGACAAAATGCTTGGCAGTCAACCATCAATGGGTGGAGTTAAACGGACTACACGTGGCACTTTTGAATATGCTAAGGATTCTATTGGTAAATTCATCAAGAAAATGGCTGATAAGTTCATGGAGACTTTAGGTGGTGGATCCATAAGCCCCGAGCTAATTAAAACCGCCGCTGCGCTCATGCACGTAAGTATCTCTGGTGCTGATATTTCACATATTTTGAATGTTATTCAACACGAATCTGGAGGTCGTTCGAATGTTGTTAACAATTGGGACCACAACGCTGCTAAGGGAACCCCATCAAAAGGGATCTTACAATTCATTGATCCAACCTTCAGGCACTATGCAATGCCGGGACATACCAATATCTTGAATCCATTAGACCAATTGTTAGCAATGTTCAATGACACAACATGGCGCTCTGACTTAACCTTAGGTGGTTGGGGCCCAACAGGTGGTCGTCGCTTTGCTAACGGTGGTTGGACTGATCGTCCTGGCATTTTTGGTGAAGTACCAGGTGAACCAGAACTTGCTGTTAATCCGGCACATGATTCATCGGAAGACCATATTGCTGAAGCTATTGAAGCTCGAGCAAAGATTAATCCAAACGGATTTGCCGGCACACTTAGTAAGCTAATTGAATCAGTTAAGAATAGCGCTAATAGTTTAGTCCCAGTAATCAATCAGGGAACTAGTCAGGTTCGCACTGCTGGTTCAGTTGCTAATCAGACAGCTAAAATTGATGGCAATATGAATGTCGTAATGAACGTTGATGGTAAAACGATTGGCCATATTACTTACGCGACTTGGCGCACAATTAGAAGTCATGAACTTAATATTCAAGCGAATGGCGGAGCAATCCCGGTTGGTGGTGCTCGTCCGTTGGGAGGTGTTTATTAGTGAGTACAATAATTTTTCAAAAATTAGATGGAACCGTGTTTGACTTAGATCAGCTTGGCTTTCGAGTAAAGAAGTTTGATGTACCGACAACTAACTATAGTTACAACTACCAACAGATTGGCCAGTATGGAGCATTGATGACTGGGGTCCAAGCACAACAGCTGGTTATTCCGTTAACCTTGAATGTATTGGCGATTGATTCCAACGACCTGTTTCTACAACGAATGAAGCTTAATCGAATGCTTCAAAGCCACGAACCGTTTTATGTCTATGATGCAGCCAACAGTGATATTCGTTGGAAAGTATATGCTGAGGCGGCCAATGTGAGTCGCGATAACAGTTTCTGGCGAGCATCTAACGTGCAAATTAACTTAGACTGTCCAACAGGATACGCTGAAAGTACTTATACAACTCAAGATTTTGACAAAAATATCGGTAAAGGAATCAGCTTTGGAATGGAAACACCAAGTTATGAGCTTCGGTATTCATTTATCAATCAGAGGGACTTTGATTTCCTAAATGCTGGAATTATTAGGCTTACGGCAGAAGAACATCCAGTTAAGATTGATTTTCAGGGTGATGCTTCAAATGGAATTACCATAACAAATCAGACAACTGGGCAATCCTTTCAATATAAAAAAACTCTCACTGTTAGTGACAAGCTAACAATTGAGGGTGTGATGCCGACGATTAACGGTGTGCAAAACTATGATGCTGGCAATCATGGTTTCATTGATTTCGCAACGGGAATCAATAAGCTACATATTGATGGAGCCAGTAACTTTACGATCAAGTTTGATACACGCTTTTATTACTAAGGGGATGATTATTTGCTTAGCTTACCGATTCGTTCACCAGCGGGTGATGTAACAGCAGTTCATGCTTACGATGTAGCTGTAACTGATACGCTTAAATCATATCCAACACTAAATTTCAGTTTTATTGCTAACGAAGATAACGAAGCAGCGGAAAAGATGATTACACCGCGTGCTATTATTACGGATCCTACGACCGGACAGCAATATCGAATTGCAACATCTAATCCAGTTCCAACGAATAATTATCGAATATATGCGGTAACGACAATTCACATTGCCCATGACTTACACGATATGTATTTAGATAAGACAATCACAGGTAGCCAATCGTTAAAGGCTTGCTGTGATTTTTTAGTTTCCGGAAGTAAATTCCATTATTCGATTGATGGTAATGTTGGCGATCATGATTTTGGTTCAAATGCCTTGGGTAATGCGCACGCTGACGATGTGCTTAATTCAATTGCTGAAGCTTTCCATGTTGAATTCTGGTTTGATAACACCACGATTCATTTGGCAACTAAGATTGGCAAAGACAATTCATTTGTTTTTATTGACAAGATTAACGCTTCAAAAATCCAAGTTAATGAAGATTACACTTCAATTGAAACGGCTATTAAAGGAACTGGAAAAGAAATTGAACAAGAAAATCCTAGTGGTGGAAATTCAGGTGGTGGTAGTGGAGTAGTAGCTTCATTTGCCCGTCAATATGCTGGTACACCTTATGTATGGGGTGGTAATACACCAAGTGGGTGGGATTGCTCTGGATTTGTAGCCTATGTTTACAATCATTTTGGTATTTCGATGCATCAACCAACTACTTATGAGGAATACCAAGGTAAGGTAGTTGGTCCACCGTATCAAGAAGGCGATATGCTTTTTTGGGGTGCTAGGGGTGCAACTTATCATGTAGCCTTAGCTCTTGATAGTAATACTCTTGAAATGGCAGCAAATCCTGAACGAGGGACGGTTATACAAGCAATTAGTGCTTGGCCACCGGCTTTTGGTGTCCGCAATCCTCAAATGGCTGCTAAAGTTCAAGGTAGCAGTTCTGATGATTCGTCAACAAGTGATACTACTAACCAGCAACCACAATATACCTGTCAGGCAGAGTATTATAGCCCGATGGCAGATGACAAGAAGTGGGGTAAAATCTGGGCTGATCCATTTACAAGTGACACTATTACGGATGAAAGTGTCTTGAAAGATGCTATGAAAGCCCAACTTCATGATTATCCGGATATTGAATATACGATGGATTGGGTAAGTTTTAAAAATAGTTTAAGTGGTATTAATAATGATATTGCAATTGGTAACAACGGTTGGTTACGCGATCGTTTTGGAATTGATGTTAATGTACGTATTCAGAGTTTTACCCAATACAAAGATCCAACGACTACTCAAACAGATACCATTACGTTTGGTAATAAGATTTTTGGCCCTGATGAATGGAATAACCGTGATAATGCGGCAAAAGATGCTATTCATAGCAATCCACATAATACAAATATCCCATTCAATAATGTCTTGACCATTACGAAGGAGGAAGCAGATAAAATTGCGCAATATATTCAGCAGCATAGCGGACAGCGAAGCTCAGATGAAAATAGCGAATAATCTTCGAGTAATTATTGGTGAACTTGGGTTTGATACCAAAACGGGTATCTTTGGACGTGGCTATTCATCTGATAATGGAGCAAGCTTTCATGTAACAGATACGATATTCGGACGAATATATACCGAAGATGATGCAATTAAACTTGTGCCGTTATTGCGGCCATATCTTTCGCAAACTAGTCCTGCAATTTCTAGTATTGAATGGGCCAATATTCTTAATAAGCCTGATTTAGTTACCAAATCAGAGTTGAATACCCGATTGAGTCAGTTAAGTTCATTTGGGACTGTTACTTCGTTAGACTGGACCCAAGTCACGAATAAACCTGATTTAGCTACTAAACAGGACTTACGGAACATCTCTTTAACACCGGGACCCGCTGGGCATGATGGTAAATCAGCTTATGAGATTGCAGTAGATAATGGCTTTACTGGTTCACAGACCGAATGGTTACAATCACTACACGGTAGAGACGGAACATCATCAACTAGCGGTGATGCTAGATTGTCCACCCAAGCAATTGCTGAATTAATTAAACAGCACCTGAGAGTGCAAATTGATTCATCGACCGGCAATCTAATTGTAAAAGTTGATGAACAGTCAAACGGTTCCATTGCTGATGCCGTAGCGGTTAAGGTGGCACAGAGCTGTCACTTCAGCTTAGACAACGGTAACTTAGTAATGACAGTAGGAGGTGCCTAATGGCAACAGAAAATCTAGGCCGAGTTTTAATGAATTTTACTGGAGATTATGATGCTAGTAAGTCGTATACTTACTTAGATGAAGTCACATATAACGGATCATCGTATGTTTGTATTGTAGATGCACAAAACATTATGCCAACTGATACCAGTCATTGGAAATTGTTAGCTAAGGCGGGAAAGGATGGCCAAAATGGAACGGTTGATTCAACCACCATTGCTAATCTAAAAGCCCAACTTGAACAGTATGTTGATGCTAAAGTACAGAGTGCTGCACCTGCTAGTGATGGCAATGCCATGTCAGCGGCGCGAGTTGCTCAAGCTGGAGTAGCTAGTAACAGTACGGCTATTGCGGCGTTAGCTAAGACTGTTGGTCAGGCCCAAAGCGCAGCGTCAGCGGCAATGAAAAAAGCAACTGATGCTTTATCAGCTGCCAGTGCTGCTAACAGTAGTGGTAATTCCGGTGTATTAGCGATTGATGAAAGCAATTCATATAAGAACTTTGATCAAGTAAAATTTACTTACGGGGTGCATGAAGACGTGGTTATCATGCTTTCATCTTTGAAAGATACGACGGGGATTCCATCACTAACTGGGAAATGGATGTCACTTACCGGTGGAGAAACTTTGCCAGAGCTGATGATGGCATTCGTCACAACGTACTGTAATTCCACAGCGTGCTTTCAAATTTCTAAATGTGTGACTTATAACAAAAAGCCACACATTTTTTATCGTTACGGTTTTTGGTCAGACACAAGTCAGACTACTGGGCCTGAGGATGCTCATCCGATTAGTTGGCAAGATTGGATTTTGCTAAAAAACGATGATGGTGGAATTATTAGTGGTGGAACTGTAGTTGGTGGATAAAAATGGGGGGGTGAAAAAATGTCAACGAGCATTGAATTAAAGGGTAATTATAACCCTAATGAAGACTATGAAGTCTTAAATGTAGTTAATTTTGGTGGAAAAACTTTTGTTGTGGTACGGTCTAATCGAAAAATTGCTCCAACCGATACCCAATATTGGGCAATGGTTGAGAAGGGTGATCCGGGCCCATCCGGTCTAAATGGTAAGGATGGTCATTCACCGAAGGTGGAAGTTCGAAATAGCATGCTTTATATCGATAACGTGCCACAAGTGTCGCTGAAGGGGATTCCCGGTTCTATGACGACTACTCAGGAAATTACGGCCAATGATGATTTGAACGATTACACGGAAAATAATTTCTACATTGGGACAAATATTCTTCCAAAGAACGGTCCTTGGTCTAAACCGGCTGTCGGTATTGAAACACATCTGTTTTCCTTACAGGTGATTGGCTGGCTAAACGGTGTCTATGCCACCCAGCAAATTATTGATATGCAGACTGGTGCTGTCTACACCAGAGGATACTCAGCAGGAACTTGGACTAAATGGCATACGGTATATGCTGGTGAACACTCATGATTTGGACAGCGTATCAGGACATTCCAACAAATAGTGAATTGATTTCAACGTATACGAATTACACACAGCAAGTTTACGATAAAATAGCCTTTTTAGTGAACGCTGTTAGTAATACTTTTATGGATGTTGACGAGCAATTTAATCTAAAAATACCAGTATTAGATAACCCGGAAAATAAGTTAAACCGTTCGGTTTATCTTTGGACAATCAAACTGACAAGACAATCACAATCAAATCTGAACTTGTTAGTTGATGTGTATAATGCTCATGAATTAATAGATGAAATCACGGATCAAAATACTGACTACTTAGTTCTTTGGTTGCCAGAGCGATTAATGCTTGACTCGCCATACTATGAACAACTAAATAGCAATTTTAAGTCGGCTAACGCATTGTTAGACCGGCTTTTAAGTTACGTCAAAATTTATCTTAACTAGGAGGGAAGCAATTGGCTGCAAATAATAAATACGTTGTCTTGGACCTTGATAAAGGTACCGATGACAATGACACAACAACCTATGTTAACTTAACACCACGCTTTCAAGGACGAGTAGCTGACAGTTTAGCAACGGTTAACCTACAATTTAGGCATCATGGCTTACCCCAAGACCTAACTAACTATAATGTCGGCTTTGAAGGAATTGCTCCAAATGGTAAACGATTTGCCGGCGTTGGTTGGACTGCCTATGACCTGCCGGGTGCTAACGAACAAGTGGGCAAAGTAAATTTCTATTGGCCAGCAGGTATGTTCCAAGTAGAAGGACAATGGGATCCAAACGGGACGTATTTCTACATTGACGATGGTAAGGGACAAAAAATTTCAACTGTTGGCGTGCAATTAAATGTTCTACCAAACTTAGTTGAAATGGGAGTCAACGCAAAACCATTTGAAACTGATATGGATCGAGCGGTAGCTCAACTTCAGTCGTATGTCGATCAGAAAATGAAAGAAATTGGTAATATTACCAACCGATTTGACCAAATCTCGGATGCTACGACAGCACTGAAGACTGAACTTGACACCTATACTAACCTCATTAAGCAAAATGCGGTTCCAACTATTGAAGAAATGCATAACTACGTTTCAGGAGTTGATTCTGGAATTGAATGGTCTGGTAGTCTTGATAGTGCTACTGAACCTAAAGTTTACCTTATTCCAGCTAACGTTCCTGGAGCCCCAAGTGAGTCCAAGAACGCCGGTGGCGTGCTCAAAACCTTCGGTTCTAGTCCGATTGTGCAAACGTTTGTTGATAGGGACGGCAATGAATTTATTCGTGTTAAGAACAATGGCACATGGGAACGCTGGTACATGACTACACAATTTGGTAGCGATGCTGATCTCTATCCAGTTAATCCAGGTGGTGGAGCAACAGTTAATCCAGGTGGTGGAACAACAGTTAATCCAGGTGGTGGAACAACAGTTAATCCAGGTGGTGGAGTAACAGTTAACCCAGGTGGTGGAACAACAGTTAATCCAGGTAGTGGAACTGGTTCTAACAGTCAAACCGATGCTGATAAGTATGGTGGAAACATTGTCGGTGGCGGCAGCATAGTTGGACATCACTAGGAGGTAGAATATGAATTTAGAACAAATCAGTAAAAATCGACAATGGGCTGGTAAGGTAAATGCAAATTTTGCTAAATTAAATACATTATCAAACTGGCACTATGAGACATATGGTGGAACACTGCTTAATGGTTGTGGTGGTTGGGTTGGTAGCCATATTTTCTACAATAACGTGATGGTGATTGGCCGTATTTTCGGCTGGGTGACTTTCCCAGCTAACAGTTGGAAGAACATCAACTTTTCGACTAACCCGTTGGCATCACGAGTAGATTTTTCCAACTCAACAATTGCACAAAACGTTATGGTCTTCCCAAATAGTAGTGATGCTCGGGTGCCGATGTTATGCAATTTATCTGAGAATAATACTCAATTAGGATTATGGACAACGTTGAATAATGATACGGCACAGATCCATGACCCTAGCGCACATATCTTGTTTAGTATGCCGTTTACATCACCAGTTGGTGTCTTAAAATAAGGAGACTAAGGAATGAATAATAATAAAGTTCAAGTGTGGTTATATGATACAAATAATAACAACAAACTAACTGGTACTGTTTTAGTTGATAAAGGTACCACATTAGGTCCTGGTCAAACTTTCGTTCAACCAAAAGATGGGCTTTTCGGAGTTCCAAAGTTTAATGCAGACCAACAAGATTGGTTTGGTGAGAATAAAGATGACTGGCTTAGATCTAAACCTTACAATGGTGACAATAGTAATCAACCAAGCACTCAACAACAATTAATGGCTGACTTGATGAAAGCCAATGCTGATTTACAGAAACAGGTCAACATGCAAGCAACGGTTAACGCAACGATTATAAATAGCATTGCTGAATTGAAATCAAAAGTTAAGTAGGAGGTAATCACATGGCTAACGATGTAATGTTCAATGTCTACAAGAATTATTACGAGATGAAATTATTTACTGTCGACGACATCAAACTGTTTGTTGAAGTAGGCAACTTGTCACAAGAACAAGCTAATCAAATCATTCAACCAGTAGCGTAATAAACTATATAGTCGCCAAAGAAATACACAATACATAAATAAGCGTGCGAAAGCGTTCAAAATTAAACGCAATCGCCCACTTTTATTATGGGCGGCTGTTATTTATATTTGCATCTAAAAAAGGGGGAAGGTAGCCATTGCAGTTGTTAACAGCATTATCAATTCCGTATCATCAGATGTATTTTTTGCATTTTCAGAGTATGGAAGATAATCCTTTGATTTGGTTGTTTGTTTGGGCGGTCATCATTGATATTGTTACTGGATTTGCAAAGAGTCTAGTTACAAAACGGACAACCTCAACTAAAGGAATTACCGGATTAATCAAGCATGGGGTTTTAACCTTGGTGATTCTGACACTCTATCCAATGTTGGATGCTAACGGTATGAGTAAAGCAGGTGATACTTTTATAAGCTTTTACATATTATATTATGCAGTATCTATTGTGGAAAACTGGGGGCAAATGGGATTACCATTGCCTAGCTGGGTTAAGCCTTATATTTACAAGTTAAGTGATGATTATAAGAAAGGAAATAATAAGGATGAACACGATCATTAATGTAATTCCGGAATACGTAATCACAGCAGTTATCTCAACCGCTATTTTTTATGCGTTGATGTATGCTAAAAATTTGATTCATGCACGGGCACTACACGCTAAAACAGCACAATCAAAGGAACTTTGGTCGTTTATTGAGCAGGTGGCTGACACTGCGGTTAGTTCACTAGTTAATGCACAGATGACAGGTGATGCTAAGTTCAATCAAGCAACAACGATTGTTCAAGATGCTTTGAATAAGCAAGGCTTTAAGAATGTTGATGTCAAAGCAATTGAGTCAGCGGTGCAAGCAGCTTATGAAAAATCTGATCTGACTGGTTTAACTGTTGAAGATCCAGTTAAGGTTGCCATTCAAACCGCACCCAACCGCGCTAATGATTTAATGAAGGGGGCTGACTAGCAATGGCATTGTATACAGTAGATGTTTATTCTGGTAGTTCAGACAGTATTATTCGAGATAGCCATGCCGATGGAGTGATTGTTAAAGCTACGCAAGGGACTACATACGTTAACCCTCGATGCAATCACCAATGGGATTTAGCCGGTCAACTTGGTAAACTGCGCGGCCTGTATCACTATGCTGGCGGTGGCAATCCGGAAGCCGAAGCACAATACTTCATTAACAACATCAAGAACTATATTGGTCAAGGAATTCTTATCCTTGACTGGGAATCATATCAAAATAGTTCTTGGGGTGATACTAACTGGTCTTTGCGCTTTGTTACTGAGGTTCATCGGCTTACTGGAGTATGGCCGCTAATTTATGTTCAAGAATCGGCATTATGGCAGGTTGCTAACTGTGCTAAATATTGTGGGGCTTGGGTTGCCAAATATGCCTCGATGAACTGGAATAGTTGGACTTTGCCAAATATGAGTGTTAGTTCTGGCGCGTTCAGTGCTCTAACTGGATGGCAATTTACCGGTGGCGATATGGACCGAAGCATCTTCTACTTAACTAAGGAAGCCTGGCAAAAGATTACTAACCCAAGTGGCAGTAACAATGGTTGGCAAGATAACGGTGATACTTGGCAATACTACGAAAATGGGTTGCCAGTTAAGAGTGCTTGGCGAAAAGTTGATAATAAATGGTACTACCTAGATACTTCTGGAAATGTCTTAACTAACTGGCAAAAGATTAATGACCATTGGTATTATTTCAACACTAATCATGATGGTTCGTTTGGTGCAGCACTGACTGGTTGGCAAAAAATTAATGGCAAGGAATACTATTTCGATCCTGATAATGCCTGGATGCTAACTGGAAAACAAGAAATTGAGGGATCACAGTATAATTTCGGAGATGATGGCGCCTTAGTCACGACTGAAAATCAATCAGTAGATAATCAACTGGCTAAACCAACCGATACCGAAACTAGGCTTTCAGCAGCCGATCGTGAAGCAATCGAGAATGACTTAAAATCTTATATTCAAAAAGCAGTAAAGGATGAAATCTTGAAATCCAAGGAGGGGTAAGATGGTGGCTCATACGGATTTTGAAGTACAAGGATAAGAATTAACCAGTTTATCTACTTGTATTCTTTTAGAGAATCTTCGTAACGAAGACTTTTTTTGTTATACTAACTACAAGTTAAATTTGAGTGGTACAAAATAACCCGGCATCTCATTTGAGGTGTCGGGTTTCATTGACAGGGGGATTCTAGGGGGAATATTAATGGCAAACCATTGATATAAAATTGACTAGCAAATGAAATTTCTCCCTATTATAATGTCAGTATGATAAGCATTTGAATATAATATGAAAAACAAATGAACTACAAGTACATTCGGTTGCCGAATAATTGGCAATTTTAATAGACCCTTGATATTACTGATATACATCTAATAAAAGAGCCCTCCTAACTGCTCTAGGGGGACTCCAAGGGAAAAACTAAAGTAAATTAAGTTTTGAGTCGAGCTTTTGCTCGGCTTTTTTTTGTTACATGTAAATAAATTTCTTTAGTTGTTTCTGCATCTTTATGGCCGACACGATTTTGAATCAAGTAAAGCGGTACTCCTAATTCTGCCAACTTAGAAATGTGTGTATGACGGAAGGTATGCAATGATAATGTTTTGTCTATTTTCAATTCTGATTTTGCTTGATGCAGCCAGTAATTTAGAACTACGTTACCAAGCGGGTGGCCCTGTTTTGATTCAAAAATAAAATTAGATTTGAAAGGATGATCAACCAGTTCTTGCTTCACTATTAGTTGTGCACGCTTAGTTAAGGTAACGTTACGACGACTTGAACTTGTTTTTGGTGAAGGCTGCTTTTGACCATTGACGAGTGTACTATTGACTTTTGCAACTACTTTGCCATTATCTTGTTTATCAATATCGGAGCGGTAGAGTGAGGCCGCTTCGCCATATCTCATACCAGTGAGGTACAGGAACTCGCAGAAGTGTCCATAATGAGGAGAACGCTTATACATAAACTCAAGGACTTGTTTTAATTCATCGTCATCAAGAAACTTCTGGGAAGTTTTCTCGGTTATTTCCTCGGTTCGATAATTAACTTCAACTTCTGAAATTGGATTAGTTTTAATATAGTTATGCTTGTAAGCATATCTAAACATATTGCCTAGGGTCCCCTTGAATTTCATTACACTAGAATTCTTGTAGTTCTGTTTATAGATTAGTGAATTGAGGTAATCCTCAAGCAAAATGGGCTTTACTTTTTCGACAAGAACATCATTACCAATATCACTAACTATTTTATGGGTTCTGCTTTCGGCATTGTCGTAAGTATGATACTTAACCAAAGTGTGATAGTTTTTTAGCCACTCTTCTGAAAGTTGTTTAAGAGTTATACCATGCTTAAGCGTCCCATCTTTAACGTGCAGTAATCTTTGCTGTATTTCGACTTCTAGCGCCGCCTGAGCCTGTTTACGTGTATGTGCGGTGTTCTTCTCAAGTGTTAAAGAAACACGCTTATTTTTGTCCGTAAGCGGGTCCTTATACTGTTCAACAAATTTATAGTTATCCTTAGCTCTTTTTTCTACCCACATAACAATTCTCCTTTCGTACATACGTTCTTAATATTTGCTTTTAAAACCCGTCGATTCCGACGGGTTTTATTTATTGTTGTCCGTTAGCAATTCGTTCTGCTGCCTGTTGCATTTTTGTTTGAGTAGCAGCAATTGTGTCAGGATCTCCTTGGAAACTACCAGAATTACCATTTGTCTGATAAATAGTTCCACCTTGCGATGGGTGAGCCGTGTATACTTGCTCATTGTTGTTAATTTGTGATGCATTAGATGCATTCGTAGTAGATTGTTGAACGCTAGCATTACCAGTTTGAGCAATTTGCTGACTGCTAGAACTTATTGCAGCAGATGATGAAGAACTAGAACTCTGTGTTTTAGCTGTTTGTGTAGCCTTTTTATGATGCTTAATAGCTTTACTGCTGCTGGTTTTGCTAGATGTACTATTCTTCTTGCTCGTTTGACTACCACATGCTGCTAAACTTCCGCATAACAGTGCAGTGGCACATATTAAACTTTTTTTCATGATAATATTCTCCATTGTATAATTGTTAGAAATGAGGTGTTAATTATGATATTTAATTATTTGAAAAGATTCGTAAACTCTCTAACGTTTGAGCAAAAAACACATCTTATCATGTCTGAAAAACTACTAAACAATGAAGCTTTAAATCGCAATGAGGCTTATTTGATTGCAATTAGAGAGGCAATAGATGATAAAAATGTTATTTTTTCGTTAAAAAGATTAATTAACTTTGACTCACTCTCTAGACTTTGATAATAATTCAACTTTATCTCCAAGATTTACAGATGAATCATCATGATTCTCCAATGGTTTCATTTGTTTGTGATTAACATTTACTTCTTCATAGTGCCCGACCTGTTGGTACATTGAAGATAATAAGTTTTTAGAAGCCTCATATAAATCCATAGGATTGTTATCAACGGCTTCGTGTCATTTTAAGCACTCCTCATAATAGCTTTTAACGTCAATCAGTTTTTGGACACACATTAATTATTTCGCATAATACTCTTTAATTTCTTCACTTACTACACTAGAAAGATAGTGTGGCACATGAAAAGCTTGCATGAAATTAGCACTGTTAACACATTGAATATCTGTATCTTGACAATAGAACGGGATCAAAAGCTTAACAGCTCCAACGTTTGCCTTATATTCCACAGATTCTTTACCAGTAAAGCAGGCGTGGTAATAATAAACATCGCCTTTGTCTCCATGAATGACATGCGACATTTCATGAGCTAATTGAAAAACGAATTCTTTAGGATTATGCCAATCAAGATTCATTACTACACGTCTGTATTCATAACTACTACCCGGTGGGGTAATAGGCGAAAAATGTTTCTACTTAATGTCAATATGATATTCTTTAGCTTTTTCTAATAAATAGTCACAAGCTTCCTCTACTCGTTCATAAATCATTCCTCATCACCACGCAATAAACGTTTCATGTACTCTAGATCTTCTGGTGGAATTTCTCTCCCTTCATATGTAAAGACAGTATCTTTATCTGCAAGATCGGCTGTTTTCTTTTTCTCGGTTTCGCCAAGCAAGTAGTCTGCGGATACTCCTAAAACCTTAGCAACTTTATTTAAAGATTGTGTACTGGGAGTTTTTGAGTTCCAACGATATATACTATTAATTCCTATACCGGCTTCTTCTGCTACTTTTTGCAGTGACTATCCTCTCTTTTTTGATAATTCCTTAATTCTGTCTACAGTTTTCATATCAATCAAACCTTCTTTTGACTATTTTATCACGAATGATTAAAAACAGTTGACAATTTATCACGAATGATTGATAATAAGATTGTCAACAAGTTAAGCAACATAAACAAAAAGCCATAAACGCCGTAAAATAACGGTTTTTGTTTTAAGTTGATTTTATCACGAGTGATAGAAATAAGCAACAAGTTGATAAACATTTCAAGAGAGGGGGAATAGGCTATGCCAGTAGAAAACGAGCTTGAAAAGGCAACAGCTGATGTAGAGCGAAACATTAAGATGAAGCTTCTTGAGCGTGATATGACACAAACTGAGTTATCACGTTTGCTAAACATTAATCGTCAACAAGTTAATCGCGCAATCAAGGGTGACAATTCGCCTAAAGCGTTTGAAATTCGCAAGAAAATTTACCGTGTTCTGGATATGTAGGAGGCAACAAATGAATACAGAGATTATTGAACTCAAGTGAAGAATGGTACTTGAACTTCTAGAAGAAGAGTTAAAAACAAAAAGCCTGATTAAGAAAGCTATCTTAATCAAGCTGTATTTAATGCTTAGTCGTTAGTTTCTTCAATAAACTCAATTGCTAAAAGTTCTGAGCTTTTTAAAACCATTGTAGAATGTCTTATTTTGTCACTAAAGCTATTACCAGAACAATGAAGAGCTATTGTCTCTGAACTATCAACGTTTAGTTTACTGGGTTGGACCTCATTTTGTCCCACAGTAATCTTGAAAATATTCGCAACATCTAATGGTTGGTCAATTGGATTGTTCTTGAAGAAAATATGTGCACGAAAACTCAAAATATCACCTCCTATCGAGATGATTATAGCAAAAGAAAGGAGTTGATCAGATGGCACAGTTGAGTATTCCCATTCCAGATGAGCAAATTAATTCTGCTGTGCATGAGGTAGTAGAAAAAATGAATCTCGTACCGAAGAGTGATTTGCAAGAAATTACCTGGACAATGGACGAGTTTCGTAAGAAGTGTTGTAGCGGCAAGTCACCAAGTTGGGTGCGAACTTTCATTTTTGATAGATTTCCAGAAACCAATTATGTAAATGGTGGTTGGTGTTTGGCACCACATAAAACTGATGGAATTAAATCGACAACGATTTTTGTTTATGAAGCTACCCGGTGGATGGAATCACATAAGTACGACATCGACTGGGAAGCCAAACGAGCATAGGAGGTAATCATGGCAAAGATAGTATTTTTCACAGCAGTAGCAATCGCAATGCTGATGGTATTAATCAACAGTTTTCATTAGAAGGAGGTGAAGAAACATGAAAGACGGAATGGAGCACATTAAAGAATTGATTAACATGTACGATTTCCCGCTTGAGGCATTACAAACAATTCGAGTACGTTTGGGCGACTGGTTTGTTAGTGGTGGAAAACCAACTGATGGATATGTATGGCAACAGGCAAGGTACCTAGAGAATCTTGTTCGCTACGGATTAGCAAGAGAAAAGGAGCTGGAATAGAAAATGATTAACGAAGTTCTGCACTCACGGTTGATAGCATTCTTCTTAGGGTTATGGGCGATGTACTGCGCCAGTATCGGTGCATACGACGGAGCATTATTTATCCCGTCTATCTATGTAGTTCTATTGCTACTCAACTATTTAGATCAAAAAAAGAGCGAAGGCAGTCGCAATGCCCACGCTCAAAGTAAATAACAAAAATAAACATTATTCGAGGTAATCATATCATGGAAAACATGCTAAATGCAATTAAAGATATGCCATTAAAGGCTGCTTACTATATGGGTAAGCGTGACGCTTATCGGAAAGAGTTAGCTGATGAGCTTGCTCTAGCTAAGGTTAAGACTACTCCAACCCAGATAAGACGCATCAAAGTTTATTATCTGCTAGCAGATTCTTTTGATGAGCGATTTGCCGAAGAAATGGGGTGGATCTAGTGAACAACATTAACTGGGACGAGTGGTTCGAGGATGATAGCGAATCTATGTCAAATTGTCCTTGGATTGACCATGAATCATACGACGATGGCACTTATTACGGTGACAAAGACGAGGAGGAAGACTAATGGCTAACCAAGTAGCAACTAAACAACCTAAATTAACAGATATTGTGCTCGAACGAATTAATCAAATGAAGAGTACACAAAACTTATCACTACCAAAGAATTACAATGCTTCAAATGCTCTGAATGCAGCTTTTCTTGAATTACAAAAGGTTCAAGATCGCAATCATCAACCAGCACTTGATGTATGTAGCCGAGATTCAATTGTCAAATCATTACTTGATATGACACTTCAAGGCTTATCACCAGCAAAGGACCAATGTTATTTCATCGTGTACGGTAAAGAGCTACAAATGCAGCGAAGTTACTTCGGGACCGTTGCCGCTGTCAAGCGACTTGATGGTGTCAGGAAGGTTCGAGCTGAAGTAGTCCATGAAGGTGACGAGTTCGAGATTGGCTCTGATGAAGATATGGAACTAGTAGTAAAGAAGTTTGTTCCTAAGTTTGAAAATATTAGTAAGCCAATCATTGGTGCTTTTGCTCTAATTAAAACTGATGAGGGTAATTCATACACGGTTATGAACATGGATGAAATTAAGCAGTCCTGGAGTCAAACACGGCAGAAAAATAATAAGGTACAACAAAACTTCAGTCAGGAGATGGCTAAGCGGACCGTACTTAATCGAGCCGCTAAGATGTTTATTAATACCTCAGATGATAGTGATCTATTAACAGGCGCTATTAATGACACAACATCTAATGAATTTGATAATGAACCACGAGATGTAACCCCAACTAAGGAAGAGCAAACCACTCAAGAGTTATTAGATGGCTTTGAAAAGTCACAGGCAGAATTAGCTAAGAAGGAGGAATCGGCGGATGACCACAGTAGTTCAGCAGAAGGAGAACAAGAAGAACTCTTCAAAGACGGCACCATTACCCCAGACCCCGCTAAAGTTAACGCCTGAGAATTATTACTCACATGAGACGGATTGGCAGTACATGAGCTTCTCCTTGTTTAAGGATTTCGAGCAATGCGAAGCTCGGGCACTAGCTAAGCTGAAAGAGGATTGGCAACCAACTTCTAACCCAGTACCGCTTCTTGTTGGTAATTATGTTCATTCTTACTTTGAGAGTGCTAAAAGCCATCAAGATTTTATCGAGGAGAACAAAAAAGCACTTATGACTCGACCAACTAAGGCCAACCCAAATGGT